CTTTGGTGCATCTGATGATCCTATGAAGGACAAGGACATTGCTAAAGTTACCAGAGGATTAGTTCAAATCCCTATGACAGGTGGAACTATCGCATTTGGTTATAACAATCCTGGTTGTGATCTTAAATTGACACAACAACAGGCAGTTGAAGTTGCAATGGGAATTATTAATAACTGGAAAGAAGTTGGATGTGATGATCGGAGAATGACTTGGGCACATAGATCTGATGGATCTGGAACAACTAAGGCATTCACTAATAGTATGAAAGCATTCTCTCCTACATGGACATTAGGTACAGGTAAGTCAGTTGCTTGGCCAACAGGTGTGGGTGGTAAAGGTAATGCTGGTGTTGCTGGTGTTATTAAGAATACACTTGGTGCTATCGGTTATGTGAATCAATCTTATATTGATGATGTTGTTAGAGCAGCAGCATTACAAAACAAGTGGGGTGACTTTGTAAAACCATCAGTTGATGCAGGAGCAAAAGCACTTAATGGTATTGAACTTGATGAGAACCTTGCAGGAACAAATCCTAACCCAACAGCAGAAGGAGCATATCCGATTGCGACTTTGACTTGGATACTTGCATATGAAGAGGGTAATGGTAAATATACCAAAGCAATAAAAACATCACTCAGTAAACTACTAAGTGATGAGTATCAGGATAAGGCATCTAGTTTAGGATTTATTCCTTTGAAGGGGGAGATCCTAGAAAAGTCTCGTGCTGCTGTTGAAAAGATTGGTAAGTAATTACATGAAGTAAGATACTTGACCTGCGTATGCTAGTTGTGGTGCAAATGCTACTGCACAAATGACTGTAGCGAAGAGTGACATTGCTGTTAAGTATGTTTTCATGATTGACTAGGTATTTATTACTATGTATAATCATAACATGTTTTAAATTAAAGTGCGTGTCGTAATTACCATATAGATAAGGGGGATTGACAAATGTCAGTTCCCCTTTTATAATATAGAGGATCGTATTTTTTTATGAGTGTAAGAATCGTAAGAACAAGAAATGGTGAAGACATTATTTGCGATCTCTTTGAAGTAACAACCAAAGAGAAACCAACTGACGTTGTAGCATTTCAATTAAATAACCCATACAGTGTATGGTTAGAAGGTATAGATGAACCTAGACTTCTAATTGAAACTGAAGCACAAGAGGGTGTGCAAAAAATTACAGAACCAGAGATTCGTTTTCAACCATGGGTTCCTATGTCTTTGAAAAAACAAATCCTTTTAAAAATGGATGAAGTTATCACAGCATATGAAACTTATCC